TCTTTGGGATTAAATCCAAAGAAAATACTCTCAGTGATATAAGATGTAACCTCAAGAATTTCTTGAGAATCTTTATCAAGAGAAAGCTCTAAATTCTGATCAGTTAGAACAAAACCGTCCAATACTGAACGATTTTGTTCTTCACTGAAGGGAATCTCAAGCTTATACAAGACAAAGAGAACCTGACGACAGTGTTTAACTATCATCGGGTCAACTTCCTCCCGGAGGATACCAGATGCATCAAAGATGCAATTAAAATACCCCTGCATAAATGCGGGGATATTACGACTCCCGTGAGAGTGTTTAAACTCTAACGGAAGCGAGAATTGCATAGATGCCAAACCAGCATCAAGAGCTTTACCCAATTTGGGCAAAGTCTTGGTGAGGAAAGACAAACCCTCAGAATGACATCGGGATCGCAAGACCTCAATATCTTTCTGAAGGGACTTTGATGCGATACCAAGTGGATCGCGGCGGAGTAAATGCTCCGAGAGGTCGAGATAAATCTCGACTTGGCTTTTCGAAGGTTCCATAAAGGAGTCCTTTCCAAGGCCAAGTAGTCCGTCTTAGTATGTTTGGTCATCAATACACCTGCTGGATAAACATCCACATGATGTATAGTGCGCCAAGTGAGAGTAGAAGCTTCAGAATCGTGTTCAGATTATAGATAATTCCCATCACTATAACCCGGATCCTTAACCAGTTCATGGTTAAGACTCGTTTCTGAGCAGTTGTGTTAGAGCTGTAGTTCCAGCAAAGCCTGAACTTGTCCAGCCGCCGTCGGTTATAAGATCGACGAGGTATCCGGCCAAGTCCAGAATCTCTGCTGAAGAAAATACAGTAGACTGCGGCACGGCCATCGTGAAGTTCACGATTGCTGTGCGTGGCACGCCATTTGAATCAAGTTCAGTTCGTGAGAATTGAACAAGATGTCGGTCGATAGCGTTAAGACCTTGACCAGACTTAGAATGCTTGATAACAAGATTCTGAGGCTGGGACAAAGTCGAAGCAGTATCGATGCGACGAGCACCGGAGGCATCTCGGCCCTGAAGGGCAAAGGTAGCTTCGGTACCGGTGGCGTTATCTAACGTAAGGGTGTCTGACAAAGACATTCTTGACTCCTCTGTTGTGAGCTGCTTAGCCAAGTTGATGAAGCATGGCAAGCAGTAATGACTGCTGAGACGTCGAGAGTTCGTCTGGGTTCAGCAGTTCCCAGCCGAAAGAAAGTCCAACGTTTCGTTCGTATATTCGTTGCTTAATATCATAACTAGCGAACTTAACAGTATCGCTAGGAGAATGATATTGAGACGTTTGGAAAATTTCATAGACAATATCATACGTGAAGCTGTAAGTCATATTATTGACAAACCAGCCTGTCGCAGGATTGAGTCTAGTGAGATGATCCAAATGCTGTGAGATATTGAAAAACCAATCCACAAGAAAGCTTAGAGGAATAGTATTCCAGAAAGCTTTCACAGGATTGTTCAATCCCAAAGCACCGAATAGTACCCGCATAAAACCTGCAAAGTCGCTAATATAATCTAACATCTGGGTAATCCAGCATGTTGATCGAAAAATTATATTAGCACTCTTTAGGTTAAAACCAACAGTGTATAGGTCGTATAATCCAAACCTGACAGATGAATGGATATTCCGATCAAGGATATATCCTGCATCTACATGTCTAGAAAATCCGAGCCTAGTAGGAACTCCATATGTTCTATGGAGGTACTCCATACGAGCAATAGTGCTCTTAAAGAGGTTCCCGAGGGTACCTAGATCGGCGAGGAGATTATCCCAGCCGAACTTTTTATTTAGGTAGCCTCCACTGATGGTCTTCGTGATAGAATCCCCAAGTTGAGGGAGTAAATCCTTCATTTGGGAAAACCCCTGTAGAAACTCTCCAAAAGAGAGGCTCTGTGGGAAAACATCTGAGAAGTAATTGAATGCTTGCTCAGTGAGGTTATCACGAACTGACGTGGGTACACGAAGCCCAAGGTTCGTAAGAATATCTGGGGCATAACCACTTATGTCGTTAAAAAACAACATAGGAAGACGACTTCTCTGTCCACTCTCGAAGTGAACAGAACCGGCGTCTGTGGTAAAATCCTGCAGAAATCCGATAGTGCTATAGTCAGTTGTTATATGATAACAACTGCCACTGGGAAATCTCCCCTTACGCCAATATGGATCTCTATAATTTACAGTAGCATCAGCCATATAGCTGATGATAGGGTAAGATGTAGAGGGACCATGATAGGTGTAATGAACACCATCGGAACCGAGGCCGTAGTAATCAGCGAATGGTATATTAATATCATCGTGATTGTGGCGGACTCGGTCATACGGACTGGACAACGAAGACCTCCTTTGCCGCACAAGTAATCAACTTGTACCGCATAAAAGGAAGACCAGCTTAAGTGC